TAAATAGGAGCCGTCTGAGAGTTTACACATCCCGGAGAGGAGAGCATATCTCAGAGTCGTACTCTCTGAGTAGACTGAGACATCTGAGCTGGTGTCATCTATGTTTAATGTCGTGACTCTGACTGTGCGGTTTGAGGTCGTATCTCGTGCGTATGATATGAGGAGATCTCCCTCTCCTGTGTCGAGTCCTGAGGGGTAGGAATAGACTGTGCTCGACAATCTCGAAAAATATAGATTTTTAAACCTCGAGATTGTATTTTGAGGATCTCGTCCGTAATTGACAGAGGCCTGATTGTCCTCAAATATAAATCCGGCTCCGTATCCTGCGTATCCTGATTTCTGAGTTTTTATTGTGAGATCTGAGCCTGTCGTCTGATTGCCTGTCGCTATTAGTCTCATAGGTCCGTATCCGGTAGGGATGGGATCTCCTGCGATACTGTCTCCGACCGTAAATGATGATTGAGCGAGCCATAGATTATTATTATTGAGTCCGAGAGGGACGAGAAACCCTCTCAGATAGTCCGGTGTAACATTAGGCATTAGTATCCCCTCCGAGCGTTTCGTGCGTCTGACAGTCCCATCCTCTGACGATCTGACATAAATCTATCATAATGTTTGTAGGGATTCATGACTACGACCTGAGGAGAGATTGTCTGTCCGTTTTGTAATCTGTTTACTCCCTGCTCTCCCCCGAGTCTATTGACTGTCGCTCGGTCAAGAACTGCCTCTCCTCTTTTAACAATGATTGTCGACTCGTCAGGAGTCCTCTCAATCATACCCCCCATGTGGAATTGGGGAGGTTGTTGTGACATGACAATTGCGGCTTGTGCTGCGGCTGTGGCTATGTATCCCGCAATAGCCGCAGGGGCGAGAGGCCCGAACTGAGCTGGGGCGGCTGTTATGCTTTTTGCTGTATTCATGGCGATCTCACCGAGCGCAGCGACTTTTTGAGCAGTAAAGAGAGCGACCAATAACTTTTTGTTCTTATTTCCGGATTTTTGCAATAGCTCGAGAGAGGCTGTCGTGACAGTAGAGAGAGATTGTAGTATCGCAGATGTCCCCGAGGCGATCTGAGCTTGCCTTTTTTGCTCTGCGTCATCTCTGATCTTTTGGAGGGCTATCTCATGATTAAACTCGGCAGCTCTGATAGCCTTTTGTCGATCTTCGTTTGCCTTGTCGATCTCCTCCTGAGTTTTTGCCTGTTTGATTGTTGCCTCTGTCGCCTCGTTAATCTTGTCTATTGTGTCCCTCTTTTGTAGTGCGAGCTTTGCTTCATTTGCGAATAATTGCTCAGAGGCAGGGAGAGAATCTAACATTGCCATGAGAGCGACTCTCTCGAGATCTCCTCTGACCTGAGCGATCTGAGAGAGATTCTCCTGTTTGTCGATCTGCTCATCTAATTTCTGATTGATCTCCTCTAAGTCTATTTTTTCTTTCTGTGTAATGAGTGCCTTTTGCTCTGCGACTAATGAGGATGCTCTCTCGACCTCCTCTCGAGCCTCCTCTACTGCGAGTCTCTCTGCTTCTGTTTTTGCTGTCGTCTCGAGTCCTATAAGCTGAGCTTGCATTAGAGATAATTGATCGTCGAGTGCATCTCTGCGAGCCTGTGCGCTTCTGCTAATCTGCTCAGAGTCGGAGAGCATAGACAGGGACATCTCCGCATTTTGAGCCTCGAGGGCGTTTATCTGATCTGTGAGTCCTGAGGTTATTTGTATGATTTTTAATCTGCGCTCCTCTGCTCTCTGAGTCGCCTCGGCTTGTCGTTTTTGTTTGTCTTTTGCCTCTATGACTGCGATCTCCGCAGCTAGGATCTTTTCTGTCTGATCTTTTGCTGCGCTATACTCTCCCCATATATCTCGCAGGATTATTTTTTTATCGGCAATAATCTTTTTGAGAGACTCCTCTTTATCTCGACTCTCAGAGATCATCTTGCTGATCTCGAGTCTCTCTTTACTATTCATAGCGAGGCCTTTTTGCACTTCGTACATCTGGACTCTCTCGGCTTGTAAGAGATCAATCTGTGCCTGTGCTGTTTTGACTCTCTCTGTCGCTGTTTTCTCGAGATCTTGCATCCTCGTGTATAATTTATTGCTCTCCTCTGTCTGTTTCTTTTTGGCCTCTCTTATATCGAATTCTTTTTGTGAGATCTGTCCTAATGCCAAGAATCTCTCATTATCGAGTCGAGATAATTCCCTCCTCTGCTCTATTGCGTTTATGTCAAATCCGAGATCGAGATCCTCAGAGAGTCCCCTGAGCTCCTGTCCCAATCTCTCAATCTCCTTTCGTCCCTCAGAGAGTCCGGTTTTAAATTTGTCGAATTCCTCTTTTGCCTTTTTTTGATTGTGCGTAAATAGAGTATACGCACCCGCAGCGAGCCCGAGGGTCCCCACAACCCCTATCATGACGAGATTCCCTGTCGCTAGTGATCTCGACATAGACCTCGCAGCCGAGCCGACCATCCCAATCTCCCCTGCCATCGCTGCGAGCTCAGGATTGATAAATCCTACCACATCCTCGAGGCTACCCATAGCCGCGCCAAAATCTCTTGTCTGTCTGCGAGTCTGTTTTATGCGGTCCCCTGCTAGGTCAAAAGATCTCCCTATCTGTTTAGACGATCTCTGAGCCTGATCTGCCTGATCTCTAAATGACTGCTGTATTTTCGCAGAGGAGGCCTGATAACTTTTTGTCGTCTCACGAGCGGCTTTTTTGCTCTCCTGAGCCGCTTTTTGAGCCGCCTTCTGAGCCTTGTTAAATTCAGAGGCTAGGGCTCTCGTCATCGCCTGTGCCTCTTTTTTTGTCATACCCGGGATCTGACCGAGGGAGTCCTGCAATTGTTTGAGATTTGCTCTGAGACTAATCTCGACGCTTTTATTCACATCTGCCATTTTATTTCTTTTTGCCTCCTCTCATGAGGTCGTCCGCAATTACATTAACAAGTTTAGAGGCGGCTCGCTTCGTAGGTTTCCAGAGGAGCTCGTCCGCTGTGCGAGTCCCAAATGCGAGATCGTTTAGTGTGTACTCTCCTGTCGTGATAGCCCACGCATAAGGGGCATCATTGCGCACAAATGCGACAATATCCTCTCCCTCTATAAGGATCCCCTTCTGTAATCTATTTTTTGAGTCCTGAGATTTAGGAGACACTCTGACAGGGATCGGATCATCTTTTATACGTCCTGACTCATCAATCTCTCTCATGATAGCAGAGGCCTCCTGAGTGCCTTTCTGTCGTTTGAGGGCTCCGAACACAGCTGCCTTCTTTTCGTCTGCTGTGCGAGGTCTCTGCGTCCTCACAGGCCATTGTCGATAGGCCTCCTCATATATCTCAGTCATCTCATTCTCGAAGATCTGACGGATAAGGGGGAGCTGGTCGAGTAGATTGTTGACCATCCTCTCTAATTCGTCAGATACCCCAATCGCAGCGTTTCCCTGTTTGATAAAAACTTTAGCCATCTCTATTCCTCATCCTGTGTATCTGCTCTCTATTATAGCGAGTTTTTCTCTCCTCTCTCTGTTTTTGTGTCTCAGTCTCGAGGATATAGTCGGCAATTAGGGAGGTCTGAGTGTCAGGATCGAGGGAGCGGAACCAATCCGGATCTCTCCCCCATCTGCGACTCATGAGGAGCTCTAATCTGTCGAGATGTCCGTATCTGTGGAAAGCATAAAATTTGCCTTTTCGTCGACCTCTTTATCGGTCGGGATTTTTGTCGCCATAAATGACAGAGCTTTTACTCCCTCCTCATATATGACAGAGGCAACGATCCCCTCGCTCAGGAGTCTATCGAGACATGTATGTCCGTACTCGAGAGGGGATGATTTACCGGGTCTGTATTTTGGCAATTTGCGGACGTGATCGAGACACACTCCGAGCGCACCTGCACAGAGACGAGCGAGTCGTGCGTTGTCACTCTCAGATGTCCAGAGAGAGACGAACTCAAAAGATGTAGCAAGGGAGGGAGAGCTCAGATCGAGATCCCCTCCCCATTTGCGGATAGATATTTTCATGTAGTCTCCTGATATCTATTAGGGAGTAGAGGCTGTGTAGCTTACTCCTCCGTAGCATGTAAAGTTTATTGTAAATGAGGACGGATCTCCCTCAGTAAATGACGCAGTACATACGCATTTAGAGAGAGTCGCTTCGTGAGTCTCTGTATCTGTGAGAGATGTCGCATCGACCTGATATTGTATGTCGATACAATAAAACTCGACATAAGGAGTCCCCGAATTGCCTGTCGAGACGTTTGAGGAGTAAAATCCGGTTTTATTGATAAAGTCGAGAATGCTACCTGCCTCGGCTCCATCTGTAAACTGTCGGAAGTATGCAGAGAAAGATCCTGTCGCTGAGGGCTCATCATCCCCCTTTCTGACTGTCGTGATCGTCCCTCTGTCTCTGATCACAGTCTGAGCCGCTTTAGGAGTGTCAAATGTTACATTTCCCTCTTCATATGCGATCTCGAGGGTTACCGGTGTGCCGGTTGCGTCTGAGAGTGTGATTACACCATCTCGACGAGTTTTTGGTAGGGTAGAATAGGCCACAATATCTCCTATGATAATATAAAGGTGTGTAGTGCTGAGAATTCAATCTCAGATATAATATACTCCTGAGAGTCAGGAGATCGACGAGAAGATCTGACAAATCGTATCTCTATAGCTCGATTAAAATCTCGAGCCATCACCGCTCCGATAACTTCCTGCTCTTTATCGAGTGCATTGCCATAATCTAACACGACATCATGAGGACGTATCCGATAGGCAAATCTGACTCGTACAAGCGACTCGACATAGCATCCTATAGAATTCCTCTGTCTCTCATTAGCTGCATTTGTCGCAGACATCTCGACAGTAAAACCCAGATGTCCGAGTGTATTTTGAGACCTGCCAAAATACTCGGGGAGCATCCTGACCTCCCTAAATCCTGAGAGGTCTGATATATTTTGAGCAATCGCAGATCTGACCTGAGAGACGGAGACTGTCATTAATATCTCCGTCGTCTGTAATGATTGATGCCGGGGCGAGTGAGATATATTGTCGGCTGTCCTCTCGTCCGTTTGTCTGCGTCATCCGCTTTGCCGTCGTGATCTTCGTCATATACAAAATTGATCTGATCAAATTCGTCTCTATAGAGCTTGTAGTGCTCATTCGCGAGATCGAGGTATCGTCCATTAGATTGTCCGAGCGAGCTATGGAAATCTCTAAATATGAGATACAGACTGAGATGTCTGTGGACCTCAAAAAATGCCTCGGGAGACATCATGAGATACTCATAGCCCATCCCCTGATTGCGGATACGTCTCAGGATCTGGAACCACGCATCATCTATGTATTGCTGATATGATGTCAGAGAGGAGGGTCTGAGATTGTTGAGATCGCTATATGTCGCAGTCAGATCGATGTCAGAGACGACAGGATATAGTCGCTTACGGACGAGAGCCGCCATCCTGCGATAAATAAAATCCTCTCCCTCAATCGTGACTGTCCACTCTTGGATATATCCCTCTCCGAGAAGCTCAGTATCTGCGAGTTGATCTGCTGTGTGATTGTATGAGACAGTCCCACTCCCCGCAATTGTCGCAGTCGCTCCGGTGAGGAGATCGGCTCCTGTCGGTTTTATGAGAGTGTAAAGCGCATCTGTCGGGATGACCTGAGAGCCATCCCGATAAAAACGGATCTCTGTCGTCTGAGCTCGTCCCCTCTCGAGTAGCTCGACGGTCCTGATCTGCGCTGCGTAGGGAGTGGATAAGGACATATTATGCTTGCTGGAATACTACGGCCCAAGCTGAGCCATCACAAACTAACAGAGCCGCCTTACCCGCTGCGAGTCCAGCTCCCCCAATGATAGGATTACCATCAGCATCTTGTAAAACAAAAGAGTGACCACTAGAAGCGCTATTTTTAAACCAAAACCACACCCCATCCTTCTTGGCTGGAACCTTAATGGTAGCAGAGGATCCTTTATTATTTGTAATAACTTGATACTGTGCATCTTTATAGTTTAGATCTTTATCTGCTGTTATGGTTTCAATATTCACTCCCCCGGGCTGAATGATATGTCGGGGAATTTTAAATTCTTGTTTATCTGTAAAGGCCATTATCGCTCCTTTTTACGTTGTGCTCTTTCGAGATGTTTCGCTAATTTTCGACATGCCTCATCATGAGTGAGTGAGGGATTGCTCCTCACGATCTGAGAGGCTATCCTGTGGAAAGCTGCGGTTTTTTTATCATCACTAGACATATGCATCCCTCCCTAATTTAGAGATGAGGGCTATCGCTTTTTTTGTCTGTTTAAACTCTTCTTGTTTGCTCTTTAGTCGTGTAGCGACCTCGGGGATGTGCTGATCTCTCTCGAGTCGTGACATAGCTCGATTCATGGATATGAGACGGAGCTCCGCAATCTGAGGATGGGGAGGATTGAGATGTCCCTCCGCAATCAGAGATCTTCTCCAATCATCAAATCCTTTCTGATCAAAATGCTCTATAATCCTGCGTCCTATCTTTTCGAGTTTTATCCATCTCGATGTGTGATAATTGCCTTTGTGCGCAGGATACACTCGGAGATAATCGTGTTTTTTGGGGTCGATTATAGCCCAATCCCGATCACTCAGGGATGTCCTCATGATTGAGGAGTCGAGTCTCCCTCCGACAGCACGAGTCCCATTTACCCCCGGCTCCTCTTGTATCGAGCTCAGGATGGGGAGTAATAGAGGAGTGCTGATTTTTTTGCGCTTGTCGTCTGAGCTGTCGTATGTCTCAAAAATCACCAATTCCCAATTCTCGGGATGGTGCGCAAAAAAGAAGCGAGGGTTTTTCTTTTTTGGGATTCGAGTCTCTGTATGCTGAGTCTCCTCCCAAGGCTGAGAATATTTCTCATATGTTGTCATTGTAGTCTCCTATAAAAAAAGGGCCGGAGATCATGACGAGGAGACTACGACAAGTCACAATCTCCGACAAAATCATGATCTAGCGAGCTGAGAGGATCTTGACACCTTTATCATCTTGAATGATACCGAGGCCTATGTACGCATGACCGACTATAAACGTCTTACTTGACATCGGACGACGATCGAATTCTACGACAATTTTACCCATAGACATCAGGTCAGAGGACCCGGGGATGTTTGCAGGGATACCGTCGACATATCCGAGAGCCATTGGTGATAGGAGATAGTTATCATAGCCAGATGAGGCATTCTCGTTAACGTGACCTGAGCGATATACATCGACACCAAATAGATTACCTGCAAAATTCGCACCTTTAGCCATAAGCATATCCTGAGAGGATTGCATACGACTTACTGCGTTTCCGGTCTCATTACGAAGTGAATCTTGGAGCTCTGTTAATGCCTTGGGCGAGAGGACGGCTGCATAGGGACCTGCGGCTCCGACGTCTGCGGCCTGCTCAATTGCGAATATTGCGTCAAAAAAGTCGTCTACTGAGAGAGTCGTAGTATTGAGGCCGACTGAGGTTGTAAAATTAGCGGCTGCGGCTCCTGTGAGCTCTGCGAATCGAGTCTCATAGGATTGACTCATTGAGCGAGCTAATCTGAAAGGGTCGATGTCCTGAGAGCCTGCCAAGCCAGTCATCGAAGAAAGATCCGACATCTCATATATGATGTACTGTCTCGCAGCTACGAGATCCGCAGAGTCGATGGTGAGGGCTGTCGTATTTCCGGACTCGTCAGAGATCTCATTTGTAGCGGCTGCCATGCTATCATAACCATCTAAACCTGCCAAGCGCACACGCACAGTATCGCTTCCGAGGCCGTTAATGCTCCCCTGATAGCTTATAAGGCCACTATTGCGGAGATTTGAGGAATCTTTGAGTAATAAATTTATCTCCTGAGAGATCATCGCTGAGAGACGGATGACTCCCTCGAGCTGATTGCCGACCGTATTAGCAAAACGGATTGGCTTAACTGCATCTGCCATTTGATGCTCCTATGTAAAAAGGGTTTTTTGCGACTGGGGCTCCTCTGCTGTTTACCGGTGCGACCGTACCCTCTAACCATTATATTATATCATATCTGAGGAGTCCGCAATGATTATAGAGATCCGAGCCCGAATTATCGATGGTGTGCCATTTTTTGAGCCTAAACCTATGAGAGGAGCCTCTCAAAAAGTGAAGGACCGTCAGAGGGAGGCATGTGAGTTTCTCAATAAAAAAAGTTATTCATAGGTTATTCATAGCCTGTGAATAACTTGTGTATAACTTTATTCATAGGTTATTCATAGGCTGTGTATAACTTGTGTATAACTTTATTCACAGGTTATTCATAGCCTGTGAATAACTTGTGTATAACTTTTTCAGAGCACAAAAAAGGGAGAGTCTCCCCTCCCCATATACTCAGGTTTTTTTTATCGGATTGTGGATTAGTACCAATACCAGATCATCAATGCATCTCCGTCAGAGAGAGCCGCTCCGAATGTCAGACGACAGACTGAGGATACTCCCCCGGTCGCAGAGACCTCAAACTCATCATTGTCAGATGCTGTGTCTCCGAGAGCTGTCATATTACGGATCGATAGACCGTTTTTAAACACCAATACAGAGTTAACAGCACCCGCAGGGAGTCCGACAGCGAGATCGATTGTAGTAGTAGAGGATCCGGAGATCTGAGCTCCTTCCTGAGCGAATGAGATACCCAATTTTCCGGCTGTCACAGATGAGGATGCCAATTTGTCCGCATTTACGGATCCAGTGGCGAGGGCTGTCGTTCCGACGGCTCCTGAGGCTATTTTACTCGCTACGACTGAGGAGGATGCGAGGGCGTTTGAGTCCACAACTCCAGCTGAGAACATAGCAGAGGCATTAATAGCGGCATCTGCGATTTGATCGGCTCCGACTGAGTCATTCGCCAATTTGGCTTGCGTGATCTGTGCGTCTCCGACGTTGCTTGTTTGGACGACTGCCGAGCCTAATTTGGCATTCGTAATACTTGCGTCCTGTAATTTAGCTGTCGAGATCTGTGCGTCTCCAATTTTCGCCTCGGTGACTGAGGAGGATGCGAGAGCTACGGTCCCAATTGAGCCATCAATTACTTGATCCGCTCCGACTGAGTCATTCGCCAATTTGGCTTGCGTGATCTGTGCGTCTCCGACATTGCTCGTCTGGACTGCAGAGGCTCCGAGCTTAGCTGAGGTGACACTTGCGTTATTTAATTTGGCTGTGGTCACTCCTGAGTCGGCAATTGATAGCTCGTTTCCGTCCTTCTGTAAGCCTCCTGAGACGGTTATGGCACCGGTGCCCGTAAATCTTTGGAAAGCGATATCAGTAGTGCCTAAAGTGACGGAGTCATTTGAGCATACATAACCCTCCTCAGAGTAGGTCCCACGCAAGACAAACAAGAACGCACCGGGGAAATCATCATTTGCATCCATATCTGAGGATCTCGATGCTGAGGAGCCTGAGGAGCTGTATGAGTACACTCCGTTTTCTGTGGCATCTGTCTGATTGAGGAGGAGGAATCTGTCTCCACTGCTGAGACTTATTGAGTCTATGCTCGCAGGGAGGGAGGCTATATCCACATTGCTCTCAGTAGCTACGACCACGTTCTCCTTAACAGATAATCCAGCTGCGACATTGTCGACATAGGACTTAGAGGTCGCATCATTGGCATTTGTCGGAGTAGTCACGACTCGGAGAGTCCCTGACGAGAAATCGAAAGTATCTGTCAGATCGAGCTTATTGGCTGCGATTGAGCCCGCTAATTTCGCATTTGTGACCTGAGAATCCCCGAGGGCTGCGGTCTGGACTGAGCCTGTCCCTAATTTGCTGCTCGTGACACTTCCTGAGGCCAATTTAGCCTCGGTGACACAGAGGCTCGCAAGGGCAGATGTTGAAATTTCGCCATCTCCCACCTTGTCGGCGGTAATTGCGTCATTGGCGAGGGCTGCTGTCGCAATGACACCGGCTGCAAAAAATGAGGCAGTGTCGAGAGCTCCTGTCGCTATAGCTGAGGATGTGACTGAGCCTGAGCCGAGCTTGGCTGAGGTAATGCTCGAGTCTGCGAGAGCGGATGTCCCGACCGCAGCCGAGGCAATTTTGGCGGCTACAATTGCCGAATTGGCAATCTGATCGCCTTTAATTTGTACTGAACCCATAGGTTTTTAATCTCCGATAAACATGTTTAATTGTCGTAGTCTCAAATTTTAAAAATCTATATCTCTTCTAATATTACATGAACCTTAACATTTCCGGACGAGCTTTGTACAAAAATAGAGCTCGTCCGATTTTTCCCCTTTCCGAGTTTCATGATTAAAAAATTCGATGCCGGGACAAATGCGTTATCTGTCGTGTCAATGTCGTCTCCCTGACTATATCCGTTTTGAGCTATATATATTTTTGTGCTCTCACATCCGACGGAGACCTGATTACATGCTGAGGGTAATAGTATCTCGTCACAAGCGGCATCTCCGACAGTAAATGTCTTAAACGCAGGATAGATATTTATAGATTGATAATCTCGTGTCGCCATGTCATGAGCTCCTAATATAATCTACAGTCAAAAAATCTCCGACCTGTGGAGTAAAGCTGCAGCTAAATGTATTCTCGTTAACTTCGGAGAAGTGCTCTCCGACAACTTGTCTCACTCCGTTGTAATATACTCGCAGAGATCCGGACTGATAATTCTCGGGGACAATAAATGAGGTCCTCTCTCCGTTGATCTGAGAGGTGACATTCGCTTTTTTCATTTCGTCCGAGCCTCCTGAGGGAGGATTGATAAATGCAAATCGAAACGCCATGTCATGTTAACCCTGTCGTCTCTGTCTATGTCGCCAAGCCTCGATCACCTTGTCTCTATTAGCTGCATAAAAATCAGGATCTTTCAGAGCTCTGTCGAGGAAGCTCGGAGAGTCAGGAGAGGGGATGGCTCCGCTATTTGTGCGAGGGGGAGTCGCTCTCTCGAGCTCTGCCATCTGTGCCTGTGTATTGACCTCCTGAGGGACGGGAGCATCCTCTGTGGACGTGACGACCTCTCTCAGGGCTCGCAGATGTGGACGGATAGTCAGAGGGGCTTTATCGGGATTCTCTACCTGAGTGTCGAGCCAGTCTGACAGAGTAAGTCTCTCTTTATCTGTGGCTCCCTTTTGGGATCTCTCATAAGACCACTCGATCGCCTCTATCAAATCCGGATCTGTGAGACCATGTTTAGAGATTGACTGATATCTCTCAAATCTCCGCTCGGCTGTGTTTAATTTGGTCTGCATGTCGGATAATTGCTGATTGAGGATGTCGACTGAGGACATAGCTTTCTCGGCTTTTTCGAGTCTGCTCTCCGCTTGTGCGAGTGCCTCCTCTGCGATTGTCGCTCTCTGTGCGACCTTTCCGACTCGCTCCTTTATGATACTCTCTATTTGTGATTTGAGGATATAGGTTTTTCCCTCGTGCTCTATTTCGTTCATGTAATCTCCTTTAGAGGCTAAATTCCGCTCGCTCTCTGCGGATACGTTCCAATTCTCGACGTGCCTCTATATCGTCAAGATCTGGGTTTAATATTTTGAGTGCATCGATAGGGCTTATCAATCCTGCCGAGAGTTTTTGTACGACATCCTCTCTCTGAGCCTTTAGCTCGTCAGGAGAGAGGGGGAGAGAGTTATATTTGACTCTATACCCATCCTCAGGGAGAGATGTCCCTAGAAACCGATTGCATAGCATAGCACAGAGGGACATCATCTCCTCATCCCCTCTCCTCATCTGAGGAGCCAGTCTGACAGATGCCGTCCTCTGACCATCTCTCGATATACTGAGAGCATATCCGGATCTCGGATCTCCGCTCTGTCGTATCACATCCGCAGAGATCCCAGCGGCCGTCGAGAATCTATACTCATACGCAGAGATACTCTCGAGCAATTTTTGAGGATCTGAATATGTAAAACTGCCGAGGAGGGGCTGTCCTGTCATGTCGGGATCCGACTGAAACATGAGGATCGACGAGGGATCGGTAGATATCGCAGATCTACGACCGAGTAAATTTCCCTCTACCTGCTCTAATCCCTGCACAGAGACACCGACTGCGTACTTCTGAGGCCAAGAATTGTCTCGCACACAATGAACATAGAAGGATCCGAGAACTGCCGAGCTCAGGGTCCCATAGGGGAGAGCCGACATGTCGAAGGCATTAAACATAGATCCTGTTTTCTCGGCATGGTATAAAACGACAGGGAGATAGGGGATCCCCTCTCGAGACTTGTACGGATAAGCCTCTCCTCTCATTGCCTCATGTCCCATATAGTCAGGACTGAGATCTCTCCCTATCCCTCCGGAGGGAGTCGCCTCAAAAATACCAAACAGAGGATTATTGAGATCTCTCACGTCTATGATGTCCCACGTCCATCTAGCCTCCTCAGGATTGAGGGGATGCATCCTCAGTCGGAGCTCCTGATAATAGAGAGGTATATCAGGAGCATCCTCAGAAGCGGCAGCGATCACAAAATCAGGAGAGACAGATCTGAAACATAGACCCGGCAATCGAGCGACTCCCCCGGGGACGTGAGGAGCGACATCGACTCTCACAAACATCTCTCGTAGTCCGAGTGTCATTTGTTGGACTCTCTGCATTAGCTGGAAATATCCGGCTCGTGTCACATATCCATTACGTCCGACGAGATCTGAGATGTCTCCCTCATGAGAGACACCCGGCTC